GGGTAGTAGAAGTAGCCATTAAATTGTCCTCACATGCGAGTTCAGTGTAACCATCTGCATGTTGTCAGCCGGGGCGGCTGTTGGTTACACCGGGAAGCCCCGGATTAAGAATTCATATACCACAGAGACACACAAAAGAAAAGGGGCCGAAGCCCCTTTTCTCAAACCAAGTTAATTGGTTTTTAGGCAGCAGCGCCGGGAGAACCGAAGATGCCAAGCGGGTCAGACACGCCAAACGAATAACGCTCGCGGGCCTTGTAACGCACGTTACCCGTGTCGAAGTCTCCATCCATGCCGGTAGACATCGGGGTACGCACGAAATGCTTGAGACCATTCGGAACATCGGTGGTCAAGAACCAAGCGTTGGTGTCGGTCAGCCAGTGGTTGACCGTGTAGCCGCCGGGAATCGAACCGTTGTTCTTCAGCGCGTTGATGTCGTTGTCATTGGTGCCAACACGCAGCTCGGTTTCGAGCAGGCGGGTCGCGACAAACATCAGGGACGGCGGAACAATCAACTTCTTCGGCTTCGCAGCGATAAGCAGACCACGTTCGTCAGTCCAAGCAGCAATCTGAATGACCGCAGCTTCAAGCGACGTTTCGTTAAGGTCAGAAGCCGTGCTAGGCGTGTTGCTGTTATAACCACCAGCGACCAGCGGATGCACGGTGCTGAAGAGCGGTTGGCCGTCACCATAGGTGACCGCGCCGTTGAAGCCCTGATTCAACACGTTGGCAGCTTTCACCTGTTTGGTGTAAGCCATCGCACGGGCCAGCGCCTTGGTATAGCGGCTGGAGAGCGAGTCGTAGAGGTTATCTTCGACAGCTTCTTCCGTGATCGAAAAGCCCATCGCAATGGTTTCGTGGTTGTAACGAGCAGTCCAAGCTTCCTGCGCGTTATCATACGCAATCGCCTGACCTTCGTTCTTCACCGGAGCAGCCGAGAAGCCCGACAGCTTGGTTTCTTCTTCAAAAGAACGCTCGGAAGATTCAGTTTCGTAAATCTCCTTGTGCTCTTCGCCGTAACGGTTGTACTCAAGACCAAACAGGGCGTTCAGACCCGGAAGGAGTTCTTTTAATAGTTGAGCGCGTGAAATTGCCATTTAAGTTACTCCTTAAGCAATCTGGGTCGCGTTGTAGTACGAATGGTAGCCAAAGTTAAACTTGACCAACATTTCCGGATACCCAACGAACGCAACAGTGGAACCACTGGCAGCAGTGATGCTGGCCGAAACCGTCACCGCCGTAGCACTGGTAACCGCAGTCACATAGGTATTGAAACCCGAACCGCCAGCACCAGCCGTGTAAGCCGGGATGACCACTTGCATACCGGGGAAAACGCCCGCAGTAGAAGCAACCGTCAACGCGGTCGAAGACGCACCGGCAGTAAGCGTGGTCGTCACGGTAACCGCCGATTCCGGCACAAGGCCAACGATTCGCATTGCGGCGGCAGTCGAGTTGTCCTTACGGACGTTACCCGCGCCATTGCTCGCGCCAGCGGTGTTACCAACGATACCGCCAGTGGAGTTACCCGTCGAAGTGCTGCCCACATTCGC